GTGGCGGAACAAGTCGGCCCCAAACGCGCCGCGCTTCAGTTTGACAGTGCCGGTGTCCGGCACACGACGGCCATCACTGTACGCATGGAAGTTCACCGCCAGGTTATAGTCCTGGCCTTTTGGTGGAACAATAGCCTCGTCAGCCAGGGCGGTGATGTTACCCATGAACCCCTCCGCCACATCATTATTATCAGGCTTGTCGCCCTTTAGCAAGGCCTCGATCTGCGCGATCACCGCGTAAGGCTGCTGCTCCCGCTTCAGGATTACTGTGAACCGCTTCGGGTCGCGGCGTAGCCTGATGGCCAGCTCGCGGTCACGGTGCTGCGGGTCGGATAGTAGTGCCCGAACCTCCGGGATCACCATCTGCCATTTCAGCGCAGGGTAGCCCTCCGGTCGGTCGGGTTTTGGATTCTTAACCATGTCGGCCACGGAGTGCTTTAACACCCGCAGCAACTCTTTCTCAGTTTCTGTAAACGACATGGCTTAATTACCGCATAGACGGCGAGAAAAGTCAAACGCTTGGAGACGTGATGTAGGCTACACATGTTTTGCGTACTCGTAGAGCATCTGATACTTGTGCAAGTTGTACAAGTATCAAATGTGATTACGTCACGTGACGTTTTAGAAGATTAGGTATCTGTACTGATACAAGCAGGGGTTTAAAAGAAATGATTTTCGTTTCATTTTCGTTTGTGACTTAAGACACTTCCAAGACTATAGCCCGTCTTGTGGTCTATGTCACAAACGACGTGGTGGACCTATTGCCTACGGCAATGGTCCTTAAAGAAAATGTGTTTCATGATTTTCTACCTATCTTTTCGATGGTCTGTATCTGTCTATATGTCAGCTGTTCCATTTCGGAACTGATGTAAGTATATGTATATAGAGAATAAGTGTCAAACATGCAGGTCAGCAGTGGTTTTACGCGCGCCTACGCGTGTGTACGCGTGTGGACACTGACACCTAAGGTGTCGTGTCGTGCAGCTCTAGCTGATGGGGTTAAGGTGGGCCAAAACAGCACGCTTTTTGGCGCTCAAAAACACGCTTTAACCAGGGGATTTGACAAACATTGATGGAATGCGTAGATTAATTCTTGTCAGCGAAACGCCGAACGCCACCAAGGCCGCCAAATGCGGCAGAAAGTGAGACCTGAAAATGTACCAGGTAGCCAGCATCGAAGCAAGTATAACTAAATCGCAAGGGCTGTACGACGAACCGCAAGGAATCGAAACCAATGGCCAATGGTCTAAAGTCGCCGAAAACTACAACGGGGATATTTTCGTAGCGTCGTATGGTGGGAGACTGTACAAAGCCCAAACCGAAGAATGCAGCACCCCAATTGATCACATTTTCCCTGATCCGTCATGGCTGACCGTTGCCTTTGTGGATCGTGGAGAAGTGCGCATGAGCAACGACAACAAGGCACGGCACATTGTGGATTTAGTGGACGATGAAACCCTGCAAGCGGGGGTAGAGAGTGGCGAAATCGCTGTTTTCTACCAGGGGCCACAAGGGTGGTATCGCGCTGGAAGCTTGGAAGATGCAGCGGATAAGCTAACAACACGCGACGGGGTGGTGCTTTACATCAGCGATACCGCTTGTAGTGATGAAGCATGGGAGAAAATCCACAATGAGTACCAGGCGTGGGCTGATGGGTATATCTGGCGTATCTCGCGCGCCAACGATGTGACACTAGGCGAAGCCGTGACACACTTCACAATTAGTGATGAAGCCCTTGAACTGATCGAATGGGAGCACGAAGTAGGCGGCGTAATCTTCACCCCTGACTTTAGCGGGTGGAATGAGCCAGATTTGCCCGTGCAAGAACTACTCTAACCAGCATAAATAAGTGGAATACCCCCTTAAAGGGGGTAGCCCTTAGTCTTTCACTTGACACCGTAGAGCTTAAGGAATATAGTGTTAGGTAGATGGTCAAAGGGACCAGGAAGCCGCGTAAAGCGGAAAGCATACGAACCGTAAGGGGTCGAAAATGCGTATTGCATTCAACGTTCAAGACGAAATCCAGGCTAAAGGCTGGTCTGAAGCATGGTATGAGGGTGAGGAAGTCGCCAAAGACGTTGCCCAAAGCCTACAGCACGAACTGTGGCGCGCATACCCCGAACTTGGCGGTCAAATCGCACAGCCCATCGTTGAGGCTGATGGGGAAAACGTCACCGTCGAAACCGCTCACAATGAGATTGAGACCACTGTACGTGAATCGTTCGAACAGGTGTTGCTGGAAACCCTAGCTAAGTCGTACCCAGACTACTTTTTCGACGAAACCGCGGGTGGTTTAGCTGACGATATTGTTTTTGGTGAAAACGGTGAAGTCGATCGATGGACTGACAGCACGCATGAGCGACTACTGGAGCTTGGCGTAACGTGGTCTGGTCTACCCGCTGACGCTGAATACGTGACCGACACAGAATTTCAGCGGGTTGTTGACCTTGTGCTAATTGAGCTGGAGGACACGCTGTCTGATTTTCGGGTAGAGAACCGGAACCCGCTCTTAGGCATTGAGGATTTGATGAATGAGGGCTACTACCTTGACCTTGCGGAATCAGTGTCAATCAATGGCTTTGAGTGTGATGGAGAAGACGCCAAGCGGGCTCAGGATTTGATGGACGATCTAGAGGAAAACCCACACGTCGATCTAGGTTTAGACGAAATACACGCCGCCATGCTAAAAAGTGATGAAAACGGGTTGGTGCATATCGCGCGCAAACTGGAGGGAACAGGGCTGTACGACGTGACGGAAGTAGTACAGGAATGCGTGAATGAGTACGCGAAAATCTTCCGTCCCGACCTTGCGGAAGAATGGCCGGACGTGGCGAAAGCAACCAGTGAGGCTTTGGAGCAGCTGGTTAGCGATATTGGGGATGGCGATAGGCCACTTGACTACCTGTACCAGGAAGCACAAAATGCGTGCATCTACTACGTCGATGTGGTGAGCATCATTGACGCTATCGGGCTTAGTGAGCTTGACGATTTGGTAGACGAACCTCAAATAGCTATGGAAGCCATGCCAGGTGAGGAAGTAAGCCTATCCATGGTTTTCACCCGGTTAGCTGCAATGGCGCTTGAGCGCATCACCGTCACCTACGCTGTGGAAGCCTTAAGTGCTTTGGCTAGGGAATTAAAGTCATAAGGGTGCCACCCCTGAAAAGGGGTGCCCCCTTGGGGCTTGACTTGCATCATGGAGCTATGGGAGTTATGATGTAGGTACAAGCTCAAAGTGAGCAAACACCACGAAACGTGGTAGGAAATACGAAAACCGAAAGGGTTTTGAAAATGTTCGATCTTATTATGTTTTTCGTCCAGATGGTCACCACGCACGATTACGTGCCCGTGATGGACGTGTGGGGATTTGGCGAAGACTCCAGCATCGTTGATGTGGCCATGTCCGTAAGTGAAAACGTGTTCGGCTTGTACGCCCCCGTGCGCTAGGGGAAAGGTAAAGGGTGAACGTGATGAAAAACACTGAACACAACAATCGCATGGCAAGCCGCCTGTACTACAAAGCGGAATCCATTTGGTCCGATTTTCAAGCCAACCACTGCATCGACCCAATAGGGTGGTACGACGGTACGTCAATGGAGCGGGAAGACATGCTGTTTTTCTTCCCCGTTGTGTCTGCTGATTTTGACTGGTCAGACGCAGAAGCGCGTGAGGAAGCCATGAGTGACATGGACTATGTGATTAGTGTGTCGCACGACACGATCCTTGACACGGTACAGGAATGGTACGCCCAAGCCGACAGCGATGGGCTAGGGAGATTCGTGGTCAACGAGCTGATGGCGGAATACCTACCGCAGATGTTGACTAGGGAATCGGCGCTGTGTGAGTACAGGGGCAAAATGATCGACGTTCTGGCCGAAGCCGCGCGCATTGAATGGGATAAGTGAGAGTGATGTACCAGGGCATGACTGAAGCAGTGAAAAGCACGCTGTTAGGTGAGCTGCAAAGCATCGAAAGCGGTTTTTGCTACGAATTTCGGTTCGACTACGACGAAAACCTTGTTTGGGAGAAAGACTACATCTACGAAAGCCTGTTTGCGCCCGTCGCATGGGAGTCTTTCAGCTGGAGTTCCAGCGCGATTCAGGTGTGGCTGGAAGACTTGCGTGACGTGTCCTACAGCGCAGAAGATGCTGGTTGGACGGTGGATAGCGTGATGGAGTTTGAGTCACGCGTCGAAATACTAGCCGAAAAGGCTTTGGAAGAATCGAAAACATATCGGATTGAGTGGGAGGATTAAGGAAAATGTGGAATCAAGTTGTAAGTGAGGGTGGTGCGCCCACCACTGAATGGGTGTTCGATATTGAATGCTACGTGTGGGACGGTGACATGCTGGTGTATGAGGAAGATTTGGCGGACGGGTACGAAATGGAGTTGGTAGAGTACGTGATGTAGAACACGTTGCGGTTTAGGGGGTCGGGGTTGACGTTTTAAGGGGTACGCGCTAAGATTAGGGTGTACCCCAAAGACAAGGGTAGAATCTAGAGAAAGATGGAGGGGTCGAAATGACCTATTTGCGAGACACTGATTTTCACGACACGGCATACGCTGTGGAAGTAGACAAGTACACAACCGTATACCGTATCGAACCAGCCAGGGGAACAGAAGATTTTCGCGAAATGGAGCTTGTGTACCTAAAAGGCCACCAAATCGCTTTCGCGGGGCTTATCGCCGACGGTGAAGTCGGCCAATGGGAACACCAAGGAGACGAATTTGATGCCGATAACGGTGACATGTGGGCTATCGTCGATGTTGAGGGTGGCGCAGAGATGGCCCCGTTCCGGGTTGCTAGCAAAGCGGACGCCCAAAAACGTTTCGGCGATGAACTACAGGGCGTAGTGTCATTTGGTGACGTGCGCGAAGAAGTGAAGCGCGAAGCCCTAGCTATTGCTTGTGACATGGTGCTGATCGTAGGCAAGTGGGAGACTCTAAACGCAGAAGTAGAGTACACTCATGGCCTTGTGTGTGCCGTGGAATACGGCGATGGATTCATCGACTACGATAGCGAGGTTGAGTTGTCGCTAGAACAACTGTTCAAAGAAAACAGCGAACGCCTTGTGCGTGGCGGTCGGGTTGTAGGTGCCAACGGTCTGAAAATCGTTGAGGGAGAGAAAAAGTAGCGGTGTTTGACTTGACCGATAAGGACGTTTGTTAAGAGCTGTTAGGAGGTCGCATAAGCCGAAACGGCACCACAGCCACATGCTACCGTGATGGGATGCAAGTTTTTCGTGGCGCGTACCGTGTTGTAGGTGTCTTTTTCGATGGAGAGTGCCACTACTGGGAGGAATTGGAGTGGGAGGGTTCGCTGGTGAGACAATTAGACGATCTTGCAGCGGAAGCGGGAATTTATGGTATCGGTTTTGTGTACATCGGAAGCGGAATCGATCGTTCAGAAGATAAAGATATTATTAAGGCTGTTTTTCGTGAATGGCTTGAGGAAGTGAAGTGGTAGACATGAGTGACAAAAGGGTTTATGAGGGTGGTTCCCTACAGGGGTTTAATGTAGTGACCCACTTGTACCCCACCAGTGAGGGTAGCAAGGGGTTCTGTGGCGGGGGGTCTATGGAGAGTGTGTCGGTGGCCTACGGCAACGGTGAGAACATGGCGCACGGTGGTGTATTGAGTATGCGTTGGTATGAGATATCATGGCGAGATAGGGGGTTTGAGGGTAGGGGGTTGTATGAGTGGGTTGTACACCGTAGGGTATATAGCCTTGATGGTGTACGTGGTAGTGAGGTTGTAGGCTATGTCGGTATCGGCGTTGATATTGATGGTGCATGTGATGGATTCATCGTTGACCGTGTCATGATGGAGTGGCGTGTGATGGCGGAGGGGTTGAACGGCATGGGGTAGAGATGTAGGGGGTGTGATGTGAAGACGATAAGAGAAAAGTAAGAAGAAGCTTAGAGAAAGGTTAAGGTGTTGTCATGAGTGGTGCACTTTGGTTTGGGGTTGTAGTGCTAGTTTCAGTTGTCGTATCGGGGTCTGTTGGGGTAATTCTTAAAGCTTTCTTAGGTGACTCTAAGGAAAACAAGAGCGTGGAGCGTGAGGGAGAGGATCGTGGTGCGGGGGAAACGTCACGTGACGAAAATAAGGGTAAGGGTGATGGTGCAATTATTTTCGATGGTGGAGTTGTGAGCACGGAATACTTTCGCGGGTATTTAGACGGCCACCGTGACGGTTCGGGACGTAATGACGACGCGCTAGGCATGGTGGCGCTACAGCAAAGATGCCGTGATGGATATTATGCACGGTGACGCATAAGATGCGTCGAACCCCTCCAGTCTGGAGGGGTTATTTTTGTGCGTGTTATAATGAGGCTAGACCAGGGGGAGGGGTACCCCCTCCCAGGTGCATTTCCGCAGGTCGGGCCGGTGCTGCACTTTGGAGTCTGCGATAGTTCAGAAAACCGGCTTAGGTACACATCCCCGAAACCCCTGCTTATACTGGATTATTTGGACTTAGTGTAAAAATGACACTAACTACTCAAAAATTTCACACACTCTGCAATTTTGCACTCAGTGCAAGATCACCAGTGAGTAAACCTCACTAACTCGAACCTTAAGGAAGTCTGAAATGGCACGTGGAGGCGCACGCAAGGCTGGTGGCCCGTCCAAAAAAGGCGCGAAGGCCGCCGTCAAGATACTCACCCCCGTCGATGCCACACCGAGCGACATCCCCCCTCTCCCCGACTACCACGACTACTTCATCCCGCTCGCAGACAAAGACGACCCCGCGGATGGCGAGTGGTTCAAGGCGGTGCAGGACTGGTGGGACTCGATCTGGCTGTCTCCCATGACCCGCGAGTGGCTGGCCAGCGACATCCACACCTTATACCAGGCTGCCGCGCTCCTCCAGGAGTCGCTGAACCCGTTCTACAAACTCGGGGACCGCATCAAAGCGCAGAAGGCGCACCAGGAGATTCTGAAAATGTACGGCCTGACGCCGTTGGCCCGCGAACAACTTCGCTGGTCTGTTGCGCAGGGTGAGGCCGCCGCGACAAGAACCAATCAGCTCCGTGCGGCTGCTCCTACCAAAATCTCCGCCAAGGTTGTGCGCGACGAGATGCAGGCGCTATACTCTAGGCACACCGGCACCATAGACGCCGAAGTACTAGGGTGACCCCCGAGACCCCGGACGCCGCCTGCATCCACTACAAAACAGCGCGCCGGGGTTTAAAAATTGACACCACACCACCACTATGCTACAATCAGACCTGCGGGGACTGATTCCCTCAGCAACCTTTGTTATGGTAAGAATCACTTGCGTGCTTCTTGTTGAACCCCCGGTACGGGCACTTTGGCTGGGGGTTTTCTTGACCCGTGTTACAATTAAGACATCAAGGCGGACACCTTGCCCCCGACAAGGCTTACCGCCGAGGCTCCCCGGACTCACTAAACTTCTAAACATGCGGCCTGGCCCTCGTAAGGCACCGAAGGTGACCCCAAGACAGCCAGGACCGGACCCCCAGGAGGGCTACGGCGCCTGGGGGTCGTTAAGACAAAACAAAACCCGGCCGATATGCCGGGTTTCTGCCCCTCTAGAACCTAACTACTTTATACACCCTCAACCCGCCAGGCGCAACCAGGTCAAGAATGGTTTTCGACCCATTCTCTCACTTCCTTCACGGCTTCCCCGAGTTCTCCTCGCAGCCGCTCTTGTTTGATTTGCATCTTTTCGTTGGTGTAGTCGTACCCGCTTAGACTCTTGGTGGCAGCGACGTTCGAGCGTATGGCTCCAACAACCTCGTTCGCTTTACCCCAGAACCAGTCCGGAGCACCCTCGTCAACGCCTAGTCGAATCTCACCTTTGTCAAGATCAAGTCCGAAAACCGCCTGGTGTCCATTAGCTGAAATGGTAAACAGACTTCCTTCTGGGCGGAAAAGCCCTGACGGGACACAACCAGCTAGAGACAGCTCCGAAAGTTCGCTATCGTCATTGCCGAAGGGCGACTCAATGATGGAGGTTCCCGCTCTGAGCATCACCTGGCCAGCCATCGCCCCTGAAGAACTCTTCTCCGGGTACAGGCGAGCTCCCATGACGACGCAAGGGGACGACAACATCCCGTTACCCCAAACATCCGATACGTCAGATAGAAGCACAGAGCACCCCTCCAGAGAGGAGTTTTCCAGCTCAGAGGACTGAACGAAGCTTTGACGAAATTCGGTTTGTTCGGCTTTGACCCCTTCGATCTTTGACTGGTGCAGGAAGCACTGCTGTAGGTCGGTGTCAAACAAAACCAGACTCTCCACAATCTCGCACCACTCGGCCTTGGTTTTGTCCTTGAGGCGGCTTCGGTAAACAATGCATTTGTTTATCTCATCGACCATGTAAAGCTCGGAGTTTTCGATCCAGCTTCTCCTGATAGCCCCCGCGTCGGCTCCGGGCTTGCCGACGATGTCGCTGTTCACCACGATTGTTTTATCGTCGATGTACGGATTGCCAACAACACCAACATCCCCGACCAGGAATCCGCCGAGGGTGCGTTCCTCCCCGTCATTAACCCATCGGTAAACACCTAGCTTCTCTGCGTCCTGCGCCTCGCGGCTGTTGTATTGCGTGTAGCGTCGGTGTAACCCACGTTCGTAGTATTCACCCCACAACCTCGCGAACTTGGCCCACTCTTCAGGCGTTTCCTTCTTACTGACAACATGACCAATCATCTTTGGCCTCCTTTCACCGACTAACCTACCCTATTCGCCGTTTAAACACAAATAAACGCCGAACACGACCAACCAAAGGGGTTGACATCTCTCCTCTCTGTCGTCTAAACTATTCTTCGAGCACAAAAAGTGCCCACCAGAACCAAAGTCCAGAGGAGGACTACACATGAGAACACTCAGGTACACGGAAAACGAGTACGTAGAGGCGACTAAAAACATCTGGCGCAAGCTCCCAGATGAATTCAAGGTCTTCAACATGCCGAGAGACGAGGAAGGCTACATCATCGGCGGGATCGTCGACGAGGATTCCACTGTCGAACCGGGAGCAGTCATTGTTGGATCAACCATCAACGGCGGCACCCTGATTGAGGAAGGCACCCTCATTATTGGCTCCACCATCAGCTCAAGCTACGTCGGCGTCGAATCCTTCATCCTAAGTTCGGAACTCGAATATTCAACTGTCTACCGGGAAACCAAGGTTGAAAACAGTTGGCTGCGCAAGTCCACTGTGGACCGCTACATCCCAGTCACCGGCTCCGTGCTGGAGAAGACCCTCGTGATCGGCGCAACCTCACGCATCAGTCGGTCTTTTCTGTTGGAATGTGACCTATACCGAACCCGCCTAGACAAAACCCTGGCCACGAACTCCAAAATCGGCTCCCTACAGCAGCCGGACGAAAACTTCACTGTCTTCACTGGTTGCATCATGGCGGACGCCACCATCACCTGCTTGGATGATGAAACCCGCCACGTTCAAGGCGCATACCGAGCCCTCATAACTCCGAAAACCCCGGTACGCGCGGCAGAAATCAGCCTGGGCTCCACCTTAACATTCTTCAACCGTCTCGACGGCTCGGCGGCCATCGACTTCGCGTATGCACGCAACCCCTTGCCGCTGCACGCCACCGCGGAAGCCACCCAGCAATTCGGTACCCTCAACTGGGGCCGCAATTTCGTTGAACAGCAGTATGAGCTGATCAACGAGGCAACCCGAGGGCTAGGCCAGGAAATCCCCGGAACACTCATTGACATTGATGGCGTTACCACCGCTATCGGACTCCTCGACGAAATGAAAGAAGCCTTCTAATGATCCTCCTAACCATTGTCTCCTACCTGGATGTCCTGGCCCACGCCGTCATCCAACACATTCCGGCCCTGCATCCGACCGGCGCACCTCTGTCAAGCTTCCCGTTGCACGAAATGATCGCGGGCAAGCCCGACACCGTTGTGCCGCCGCTGAATCCATAGCACCCCTTCTTCATCCAACCGGGGACCACACCGACCCCGATAGACTAGAAGCATGAACAGAAGACCTCCGCCACGCCGACCTCCGAAGTTTTCTTTAGCCACCCCAGAGGAGTTGTTTTTCGGGCACAGCCCCGACATTGACTTGTTTGTCGGCGACAAGGCCGATAAGATAGACATTAAGAAAACCAAGAGGGTGTTAAACAACGCTAAAGAGACCTTCTGAGGAGGAGGAATGGAAACAACAGCCAAGGCTGAAGACCTCGGCATCCGCCGAGGTGAGCGAGTCATCTTCGTCAGCAAGACAGGCCGACCGCACGAATGTACCGTGATTGCCGTGGACGATAACAACCATCGTATTGCGCTCACCGGCCCCGACAACCAGACGATGTGGTACGGGTCACAAGCACTTCCCGCTCTAAAAAACCTTAAAGGCGCCACCGTTGGCCACCTGGTGACCAAGGAACTATGCGCTGCCACCGACGCGGATTTTAAACGCCTGGCCGACAAGACCGGTGGCGATCTGCTCGACACCCTCATCATTTTCGATAACCAGAACGGGGGCTTCGATATCAGTCATGAACAACTAAAGCAGCTGCGCGTGAAATTCCATGCGTATGCGTCCCTGATGTCGATGCGTCACCGCTGCCGCAGTATCGGTGCCGTAACCAAACCAAGCCCCTGCGCGATATAGTCCACCTCCAAGCCACCAAGCTCAAACCCTAGAAAGAGGACAAGATGAGTATATTCTTCGACCGGGAAACCGCCGGTAAACTGGCACAGGCACGCTGGGACGCGGGTTTCCCCGAAACCCTACCACCAGGCCAGCACGCTCCGCGTAAACTCGTGGACGACATCATCCAAAACGGCTCCGTAACAATGGAGGTGTCCGTCCGCCTCAAAGACATTGAAATGCCGTACAACGATCTCCGCGCCGCCATTGAGGCCGCGCTGGTCGGCCCGTACCTTGAGTTCACGGACCCCAATACAACCGCGGACGACTGTACCCGGCCCGCTGAAATCAGCGCCGACAGTCTACGCAAGGCCCTGGAGTTGGATCGCGTCAAATTCGACATGCTGTCGGAGATACAGGACATCCGCTCGTTGCAGAAGCAGGCACAAACCCAGAACGCCCTACAATATGTGGCGGACCGCACCCAGGCACTGAACAAGAAAATCGAGAAAGCAGGTTTAAGCTATGACTCACCGTCTTAACTCAGCACAACAGCACCCCAGCCGTTTCAAAGGCCATGACTACCAGCCGCGTCACACCACCAACCCAACCAAGACCTCCAAAATCGGCTACGCCGTCACCAAGATGGGTGCCGCAGCCGCGGTGGCC